TGGGGGTTAGACCAATGAGCGAGCTGAAAAAGATGGGATGTTTAGGTGTTCCTTTCCCAGCAGACAGCACATTGATCAATAAGTCTAAAAATGAATTGATTAACATGTTACATATTGCAGAACATAATTATCAGGTTCAGGTTGAAACAAATATAAATCAATATCAACTATTGAAAACGTATTATCAGAACTACAGTTTTTATGATTTTTTAGATAGCTTGAAAGCTGAAAAAACAATAGATTGGAGTGAAGAATAAATGATACTCGATGCAACCTGTGGGAGCAGGATGATCTGGTTCGATAAAAACCATAAGGACACTTTGTATGTGGATTGCAGAACGGTCGATAATGAAATTATTTATAAAAGCAAAAACGGGAAAATAGAAAGAAGACTTACGATTGCTCCGGATGTGGTTGCTGATTTTACGGCTTTACCGTTTGAAAATGAATTATTCGATCTCGTTGTTTTCGATCCACCACACTTAAAGCAAATCGGAAGTAATGCATGGATGGCAAAGAAATATGGGAAATTACCTACTAATTGGAAAGATATTATTCGCGATGGTTTCACCGAATGTATGCGCGTATTATCAAACCGTGGGACGCTGATATTTAAATGGAATGAATATCAGATACCGGTATCGGAAATTATCAAAGTAATCGGTGCATATCCACTGTTCGGAAACAGGAGTGGAAAGCAGGCAAAAACAATATGGATGGTTTTTAGAAAGAAAACGCAGGTGATGTAAATGAAAAAGAGATATGACATTGTTGATGCATTTATCTATGGTATGAAAAACATGATGAGAACACTTCGTGAATTGACGGAAACTAAAGAAGAGATCCGCATAATTAAGAAAGGTAGACGCATCACAGCTGCTTACTACGTTGATGGAAAATGTGTGAGACATGCAAATACAAAATGTTCAAAAGAAGATAACTTCGATTTCGAGTATGGGTCAAAACTAGCATTTAAACGAATGTGGGGAGATCCTGATGCCTAGAATTTATAAACGTTTCAAGCCTCATGGAAGTACATATGTACGGAAGACTGCATACAAGCATGGACGTGAAGTTGTTAAACCGATTGATGTTGAAGATTTTGAAGAGATGGTTCGTATCTGTCTGGTTCATCGAGACAAATACAAACCTACTTCTAAACAGTATTTCAAGTGGTACAGAAATTACATCATACTCATCATTGGAGTTAATACAGGATGCAGAATCAACACAATATTAGAATCTACACCACGCGATTTCGCTGGTGGTCGAGTTACTGTAACTGAACATAAAACTGGTAAGCGCCAGCAATATAAATTATCTGATGATATCTACAAAGTTCTTAAAAAGTACATCGATACATATAACTTCACTATGAATGAATTTATGTTTCCGAAGGATAGAGAAAACCGTGATGCGATTGATAGAAGTACTGCATGGAGATTTATTAAGAAGCTAGCAGATGAAGCAAAGATAGAATATCCAATTGCTTGTCACTCACTTAGAAAATCATACGGTAGATGGATATGGGATCAAACACATGACCTTCTCCTGGTGCAGCAATTACTACAACATTCATCTGCAGAAGAAACACAACGATATATATGCTTAGAACCACATGACGTAGAAAAGGTAAGAGGCGAAATCAACCACTTACCAAATTATGATTAGGAGGATATTTATGATAGGAACTGGATTAATAGAACGTGGTCGATACAATACAGAAGATTGTAGAAGAGTAGACCACATTACTATTGAACAAGTAATCGTAGTACATGTGCTAAGAGGGAAAGGAACAGAAGATGATTTGGCTCGTCCAGTAAAGAAATACTTCAATTCAGAAGGAGAATTTCTTTTCGAATATGATCCTTGTTATGAAGGCGAGTCTATTATAATGCCTTTGCTTTCTTCTCATCAGAAATAGCATTAACTTCATTATATAGAATTTCTGCATCATGACGATTGATATACCATTCCTTAATTAGATGCTCGATTAGTTTGAGTAGCTTCTCAGCTTCTCCAGAATCAATATCGACAATGACATTGATATCTGACTCCATATGAGCGCCAATATTACCAATGGTACGTATTCCGTCAATTGCTTTCCAAAGTGAAGGTGAAATTCGAGATTTCAATGATGTTATTTCAGCATTCAGATTCTTTTCTTTAATGTTCCAAAAGTCATGAATCATTCCTTGTAAACATCTTCGTGATAGCGTTGCTGAGGCTTTAGGACTTAAAGAAACGATTGCGTATGCTTCTTCATAATCCTTGCGAATCTGCTCTGGTATATATTTTGGGAAATGTTTGGCGATACTTGATGGATAAATTAATTTTTGGAACGGAACAAATGAAGAACCTACAGAAATAACATTTACTACATAGTTACCACAATCTGGACACTTTAAAAACTGAATTTTAACTGCAGACAGTTTATCTTCAGAACCTTCTTGTCGAAATTCTGTTGAACCGATAAATGAAATTGAATGTTCTGAAAAACATGCCTTGGATTTTGCAGGTATCGCAACACCACAATTAGGGCATTGAAATGATGATAATTTGAAGAAATCTGCCATAGTTAACCTCTTGAATGCAACTATCAAAAATATGTTGCGTTAATTAAATGATACGTCACAGATAAATATTAGTAAATATGCATAAATAAAGCATTATTTGATTTTTTAACAAAGAAATGAAAAACGCAACATAAGTATGATTCTGTTGCGTACTTAGAAAAGAAAAAAGGAGATAAAAAATGAACTACGAAGACCCCTACAGAGATGAGCTGCAGGTGATTGATAGAGAATTAGGAAATCACTACGAATATAAGAAACAACTTGAGATGGTCAATGAGCGCATTGCCGAAATCGATGCACAGCTCACGTCGATTGGTAGTCCTAGAATCGTTAGCCCAGAAGAAGCAAAGTACCAAAAGGGCACTAGGATCTACAGCGACATCAACATGCTGGAGTTATTCCAGGAGCAGGACCAACTTATAAAGCAAAAGCAAGACCTGCTTTACTTGATCAGCAGAGTGCAGGTGAAGCTAAACAAGCTGGATGAGGTAGATATGCAGCTTATTGAACAGAGGTACAAGTATAAAAAGACTTTAAGGGAGATGGCCGCAGAGATGTGTAGCAATAAGGATACTATTAACGTTAAGATAAATATGGTAATAGGCAAATTAAAAGTTTGAAAAAGTATATTTATGAAATGAAATCAGTTTTATGTGTTAGAATCTTAATGAGGATAAGAAGGTGGACGTCATGGGAAAATATGAAGGGATTGATATTGCTAATTATTTTTTAAAACATTCATATGATTTATCGTCATATTTAACACAAAAAAAGCTACATAAATTGATGTTTCTCGCATATGCGTGGTACTTATATGCGTTTAATAAGCCAAATAATTTAAGCAAGAGGCTATTTAGTAATACATTTCAAGGCTGGGTACATGGACCTGTATTACGTGAAATTTATCCATGTTTTTCAAAATTTGGTTACCAGCCTATAATGGTAAGAGATAACGTGAGTTTTCAAGAACTAACGTCTGATGATAAAGCTTTTCTAGATAAGGTTTATGAAACATATGAGGACTACAGCGCAGATGAATTGGAGGCATTAACGCATAGTTGTAATTCTTGGAAAGAATCTAGACAAGGTTTGACTCCTTATGAAGTTGGAAAGAATCCATTAAAAGATGAATTGATATATCAAGACGTGGAAGAAATACTATAATGCCGTGTAAGGAGAAAAAGAAATCATTAGATCAAGCAAAAGGAGTCCAGAAAGATGCAGAGAAAGGCATTTTTCTGGATTTTGGTCATTGTTATTGTTGGGAGTCTGTGGGTGTTAATAGGTTTACTAATTATTATAAAGATGTAAGTAATTTTATAAATGTTCATAAGAGCATTTTTAAAGAAATAGTAACTGAATTAAAACAATACGATGATATAAATTCTTTAATGTCAAAAAAGAAGCATTGTCATGAGATAAGCAATGATAAAATGGATTTAGTGGAGAAAATAATAAAAGAACAAATTAAACAGGAAGGTATTGAGAAAAATAGTAATTTAACTGATAAAAATATCAGTGACGCATATAATCAAGATATCAATGAAGAAAAACTTTATCAAATTAGTGGAACACAAGGCATACGACTCATAGGTTACTTTAGAGGGAATCATTTTAATGTATTGATTATTGATCATTTGCATTTGATTTGCCCAGATAAAAATTATAATGAAAAAGACTTTTCAAAGTATAATTATAAAATTTAGACGGAGGAAATATGAGAACTGTATTATATCCAAAGAATTTTGAACAATTACGTATGAAGGTGTTGGGTTTACTCAGATCAGATATCCTTGATAAATATAAAGAAATGCTAGAGGATTGGATGTTATGGTATGAAAAAGTTTCTGTGGAAATAAACCTGCCAGTATTAAAGAAAAATGAATTTATTAGAGCATATTGTCAGAAACCTAATATTTTCGGTATTCAGATTTGGAAAAAAAATGGTGATAAACGCATATGGGTTAGTAATGTATATATGAACGACTATATAGAAACTAATTCAGATGAGACTATAATAATAAAATAAAGACATGTCTATTGAAAAAATGCAGTATAATGGGCGTAGGCGAAAACTATGAGCAGAAATGCTTGTGGTTTTTTTCTTATGCAGATTTGAAACTATCAGCAGTTTCCCTCTGAAATTAATTTGGCTTATTTTCCATGTGTACTCATATTACATACTTTGCTGATAGTTTCAAATGTACATAAGACGAAGGAGGAATACATGGGACAGGGTAAATACGCAAGAAATAGACCAGATAAAGACGGAACATTTAGAGCTGCGTTTGACAAGAATAAAAAGACGATATACGCAACACAAACAATCTGTGCTATATGTGGAAAGCCTGTAGACTTCTCACTGAAGTTTCCTGACCCTATGAGTCCGACTGTAGATCACATCATTCCTATAGCAAAGGGCGGGCATCCATCTGATCTACAGAACTTGCAGCTAGCACATCTATCGTGCAATAGAGGCAAAGCAGACAAAGTAATAAACAAGAAATACATAGCAGACAAGAGCATAGATAACAGGGTTTTACCACAGTCAATGGACTGGAAAGCGTACAAAGCATAGGGGGGGAGTGACCCCTACCACCATGCTTTTCGCAACCCACACCCGTTACTGCGAATATTTCTCGCTGAAATACCATTTTTTCACAAGTGACTAGTAAAATAGCCGCTTTTTTTATGGAGGATACATGATGACGAATTACAAAGGCATAGCGTATTTGAGACGCAAGTTATTGTCTAAAAGAAGCAGAGTAGAAACAAGATATCGATACTACGAAATGAAGGATTTGCACCAACCTAGAAATTTGATGGTGCCAGCAGACCTACAAAACAAATTTAAGTTTACTCTAGGCTGGTGTACTAAGGCGGTTGATTCAATGGCCGACCGCTTACGGTTTAGAGGATTTAAGAACGACAATTTTAATATGCAACAAATTTTCGAAATGAATAATAGTGATATTTTGTATGATTCTGCCATTCTTGGGGCGCTTATTACATCCTGTAACTTCATTTATATCTCTGAAGATGAAACAGGATTTCCACGATTACAAGTTATCGATGGTGGTAATGCTACAGGAATAATGGACCCAATTACTGGGATGCTTGTCGAAGGATACGCAGTTCTAAAACGTGACGATAACGATAATCCGATTATTGAAGCATGGTTTATAAAGGGAAAAACAGTTATCTACGAAAAAGGAGAGAACCCATATTCAGTAGAAAATACAGCACCATACCCTTTATTGGTGCCTATTATCAATCGACCTGACGCAAAACGACCATTCGGTCATTCTAGAATAAGTCGTGCTTGTATAAGCCATCAGAACAACGCAAAGGATGCATTGATGAATATGGCTATCTGCTCTGAAGTTAATTCATTTCCACAAAAATACTTGTTAGGAATGGATGTTGATGCAGAACCAATTAATGCAACAGGTAAAGCATCAATGTCAGACTTCCTACAGATTAACAGGGGAGAAGATGGTAGTGTTCCTACGCTTGGCCAGTTCTCACAGGCTCAATTGTCACCATATGTTGAGGAAATTAAAGAGTATGCGGCTTTATTTACTGTGGAAACTGGTTTAACGCTTGATGATCTAGGCATTGCATCTTCTAATCCTACAAGTTATGAAGCAATTAGAGCTTCACACGAAAATCTAAAATCTATTGCAGAGAAGGCACAGCGATCATTCGGGACTGGTTTTCTTAATGCTGGATATTTAGCGGCTTGCATCCGTGATAAGTATCCATACGCAAGAAATCAAGTGTACTTAACAAAACCATTGTGGGAACCAATCTATGCGCCTGATGCTTCCGGTATTGCTGCACTTGGTGATGCAGCTCTGAAAGTTAATCAAGCAGTGCCTGGATATATTGGCAATGATAGTATGAGAGATATTCTCGGTATAGATGGAGATAACTCCTGATGGATGATATTGCTAAGAAAGCAAAGTCAGTATATTTGCGATTGATTGAGAATGACACTGAACTTATACATCTTAGAAAATTGATTGAGAGTGGCAAAGCAAGTTATGAAGCGGCTCAAAAGTATAGTGAACGCTCAGGACAGTTGGCAAAAAAAGCAATATCACAAGTCGGCAAAGGTGATTTAACTGTTACGCAAGAGATTCTAAATCCGATTTTAGAAGCAAATTATCAAGATGTCATGACTGTAGCGTTGCAAGCACAAAATGTCATATACGAAACAGCAAATGTTAATTTAAAACCTGCTACAGTTTCATATGATAATACATACGCAGAAGATATTTCTTCTAAGCTTGAGAGCTATGATGATGTAGATGAAGCGCTCAATATTATGGAAAATACTTTTATTTCAGCTTCTCAAAACTATGTAGATGAAATAGGTAGACGAAGTACCAAATTCATGGATGAATCTGGCATTAACGTTTTGGTTTCACGCGAATATGACGATGTTGGCGTACATACTACAGATAAAGGCGGTGGCGATGTCTGCCACTGGTGTCTAGAGCGATGCGGAAAAGATGTCCCATATGATGAAGCTTATGAAATGGGCATGTTTGAACGTCATCCTGGATGTGGTTGCATTATAACCTACACAACAAAAAGAGGAGTTGTTATACAGGGTAAAGGCGATTGGGAAACTAATCGGTGGATAAACTTACGTGAAGATAAAGAAAGAGAAAAACGGATACGATCAAATGAATCATTTGTACAAAATTATAAACCTGTAATCCGCGGGAATGGAGCCATCTTCAATACGTTAAGAGGGACAGAGATTAATGCAAAAAAAGTAGACGGTTATGACAATGTGTATATTTCTGATAAAGCCATGATTAAACCTAAAGCTCTGCATAATATCAGCAAGGTAACGGAAACTGCTATAAAGAAAATCGATATTGATGTAAATAATAAACCTACTATTCTAATCACGGATTCAGCAGAAATTAACCATGCTATTGCACGGTATGATGCGGCAAATAATATAATTTCCTATACACCAGTTGTTGGTGATAAAAAGAAATTAGTTCTATTGCAAGAGGGGCATGCTGCTGAAAAAGACCCATATTCGACACCGTTTCATGAAATGTACCATTGCAAGCAAGCACAAGAGTACGAAAAAAAACATGGTAAAATCACGTCGGAAAACTATCACAATTATATTGATGATTTACGTGTTGAATGTAAGAAAAAACTTGACACGTTAGGGATTACAGATGAAAATGTAGGTGAAATCAGTAAATATGCAGAAAAGATGTATTCACATGGAATTTTTGATGAAGTGGAAACAGAATACAATACTTTGATGGTTTTGAAGAGGTGATAAAATGGTTTTAATTTTTCCTGAAGAGATAAAAAAACTTGAAGAAATTTACGGCCCATATATGATTAACTGCAAACTTAAAGAAGATGCGCCGCAAGAGGCAATAGATGCTTTCAAAAAAGAAGGCGAATGGATTCATGAGCAGTATAGATTAGCAGGTATGGAATAAAACATCGCATAATTTTGCGGTGTTTTTATTTTATGGAGGTTTAATATGAGCAAATTGCAGGCAACTGGACCACCAATTAACAAAAATGGATAGGGAGGAGTTATGGCAGACACTAAGAGATTAGGTCGCCAAACACCAACTCAATCCGTTATATTGCCATACGACAAGACGTATGGAGAAGAAGCAATAAAACTATATGAGAAATCAAAACGAAAAGCACAGGACTGGCAGAAGTTATTGATCTATGACTTACTTTCCTATGATGATGAAGAACTGTGGGTACATTCCAAGTTTGGATATGCAGTACCACGAAGAAATGGTAAGAACGAAGTTATTACCATACGAGAGATGTATGGCTTAATTAAAGGTGAGCATATACTGCATACAGCGCACAGAACGCCAACATCTAGTTCAGCTTTTAGCCGTCTATACGACATTATGGCTAAAGCTGGATACAAAGAAAAAGAAGATTTCATAGTAACTCGTCAATATGGACTGGAAAAAATTGAGATGATAGAAGGTGGTGGACTTGCATCGTTCAGAACAAGAACATCTAAGGGTGGACTTGGTGAAGGATATGACCTACTAATTATTGACGAGGCACAGGAATATCAGAATGATCAGGAAACGACGCTGAAATACGTTGTATCATCATCCCCAAATCCACAGACGATTTTCTGCGGAACACCTCCTACAATGGTATCGTCTGGTACAGTATTTACTCACATGAGAGAAAATACATTGGCAGGTAAGACCGGCAATACAGGCTGGGCTGAATGGGCAGTCGAAAGCATGACAGATGTCAATGATGTAGAGGCTTGGTATGAAACAAATCCGTCACTGGGTACAATTTTAACTGAACGTAAAATACGTGATGAAATCGGTGAGGATGAATTAGATTTCAATATTCAGCGTTTAGGATACTGGACCAAGTTAAATCTGAAATCGGATATCAGCGAATCACAATGGAAGGAATTACAGGTTGATAAGTTACCTAAGTTAAAAGGTAAGTTATATGCAGGTATCCGCTTTGGTGCTGATGGAAAAAATGTTGCATTAAGTGTTGCCGTTAAGACAACAAACGATTTAATTTTTGTAGAAAGTATAGATTGTCAGCCGCAACGTAATGGCTTAGGATGGTTGGCTCGCTTCTTAAAGCAAGCAGAACTACAAAACGTAGTAATAGACGGAGCAAGTGGTCAGCAACTACTTGCAGACGCAATGAAAGAGGCTGGGATTAAGAAGGAGCCAATCTTTCCTAAAGTATCAGAGGTCATTGAAGCTAACGCACTTTTCCAACAGTGCCTAGATCAAAAACTGATATGTCATAAAGGGCAACCATCACTAACTCAATCAGTTTCAAATGTGCAACGCCGTGCGATTGGTAGCAACGGCGGTTTTGGTTTTAAATCCATCAAGGATACAGTTGATGTGTCTCTGATGGAGTCAATGATTTTTGCGTTCTGGTCATGTAAGAAAACAAAAGAACGCAGAAAACAAAAAGTATTCTATTAAGGCGACTATTTTAAGTCGCTTTTTTAGATAGCATCACTTACGTATACCTCACGGATTGAAGAGGAGAAAAGGAGACTTAATAAAATGGCAGATTTTACACCAATCACAACACAGGAACAGTTAGACAATCTAATCAAGGATAGACTAGGGAGAGAGCGTGAAACGCTAGCAAAAAAATACGAAGAATATACAAGCCCTGATGATCTTTCCAAGATTAGGGGAGATTATGACAAGCAGATTGCTTCATTGACAAAGGAAGCTGAATCTTCTGCTAAAAAGTACGCTGATTTTGACCGTCAAATTACAGAAAGAGACAGTAAGATCAAGAGCTACGAGACCGCCTCGGTAAAAACGCGAATTGCTCATGAGACAGGACTACCATATGAAATGGCGCCAAGATTATCAGGAGAGTCAGAAGATGATATTCGCAAAGATGCAGAATCTCTTGTAAAACTGATTGGCAAAAATAAGCCTATTGTACCGCTTGCTGATCAAGAAGAGAAGCATGACGGTGGAAAGAATGCTGCAGTTAGAGCATTAGCAAAATCACTTAAAGGAGAATAAAAATATGGCAACAATTACAAAAGCAACCAACTTATTTCCAGCAGAATTAGTAACAGAAGTATTTTCAAAAGCTAAGGGACATTCATCTCTTGCTAAATTATCAGGGCAAACACCAATTCCATTTTCAGGCAATACACAAATGGTCTTTGCAATGGATGGTGAAGCGTCTATCGTAGGTGAAGGCGAGCAGAAGCCTGCTGGTGATGCAAGTTTTAACCCTGTAACAATCACACCAGTGAAGTTTATTTATCAGCATCGTTTAACTGACGAATTTACTAAGATGTCTGAAGAACAACAACTTCCTTATTTGGAAGCATTTGCGGATGGCTTTGCCGCTAAGATTGCACGTGCGTTAGATATTTGCGCTTTCCACGGTGTTAATCCAGCTACAAAGACGGCAGTATCTAGCCTTGCTGATAAGAACTTTGATAAGGCTGCAATTGCTACAGTTACAACAACTGCAGGTAAGGAAGATGAAGATATTGACACTGCAGTACAGGCTATCACAGGCGAAGATGGAGTAGTAACGGGTATCGCAATGGCTCCAGCCTTCAGCGCAGCATTATCCAAACTTAAGGTTAATGGTGTAGTGCAGTATCCTGAGTTCCGTTTCGGGCAAAATCCAGAAGCATTCTATGGTATGGCATCAGATGTTAACAATACTGTTTCATTTGGTACATCTAAGGATTTAGCAATTGTCGGTGACTTCCAAAATGCATTTAAGTGGGGATATTCCGAAAATGTGCCATGCGAAATCATCGAGTATGGTGATCCAGATGGACAGGGCGACCTAAAGCGTACAAATCAGATTGTACTACGTGCAGAAACTTACATCGGATGGGGAATCTTAGATACTGCATCATTCAAGAAGATTGCTAAGGCTTAATCATGCAGTATAGAAACATTAAAAACGGACGTGTGATTGATGTTTCATCTGTTTTAATTAGTGATGTATGGGAGGCGGTTGAAACATCGTCTCCTGTAAGCACTAAAGAAAAGAAGGTGGTAAAGGATGGAAAACCTAGCAAGCGTAAATGATATCAATACTATTTGGAAACCTTTATCAAATGCAGAGCAGGAACAAGTAGAGGCGTTATTGCCAATTGTTTCTGATTCGCTTCGTCAAGAAGCTAAAAGGGTTGGCAAAGACTTAGATAAGATGATTGCAAATGGTGAAATACTGCCAAACGTTGTAAAGTCTGTTGTTGTAGATGTCATTTCGCGATATTTAGACCAGTTATCATCCGATAATGCTAGTACTCTATCGCAAGAATCACAGTCTGCACTAGGTTATTCATGGTCAGGAACATATGTGAATACAGGTGGTGGAATGTCTATCCTTAAGAAAGACCTAAAGCGGTTAGGGTTAACACGCCAGCGCTTTGGAATGGTGGACCTATATGGCATCCATTAAGGGAATTACTGTTAAAATCATTCCACAAGTTCAGACAGGGACAGATGCTTTCAACGCACCCATCTACACGGATGGAGAATCTATAGAAGTTGATGATGTTCTTGTTGCACCAGTAGGTTCACAAGAAAATCTTGATGTCACTAATCTGTACGGAAAAAAAGCACAGTATCAACTGGGTATTCCTAAAGGTGATGAGCATGTGTGGACTGATGCAATTGTAGAGTTTTATGGATATCGCTGGCATGTGTTCTCACTACCTCAAAATGGTATTGATAAAATGATTCCATTACGTTGGAATGATAAGTACTACGTAGAACGCTATGAGTAAAGGTATTTTAGAACGCTTAGAAATCAATAGAGAAGGCGTAGGTGAGTTGCTTCGTTGTCCTGCAGTGCAGGGCTATATCGAAGAACTGGCACGTAGGCAGGTAGCAAGAGCAGGTGAAGGCTACGAGTATAAAATAATGCACTCCTCGAAGGATGGGCGTGTTACAGCTCTTGTCAAAGCAACTAGTGATAAGGCAAAAGAGGATAATCTAGAAAACAATACGCTTTTAAAAAGTACACAGGGGTAGATATAATGGTCGAATCAGAAATTATTAAACTGCTAAATAGCAAAGGTATTAAAGCCTATATGGAGCGACCTAAGAGCGCTCCTGATGAGTATGTGATCGTCGAGAAAACAGGAACATCCAGCAAAGACTGGGTTACGATATCAACGATTGCAATTAAATCACACGCACCATCGTTATTGAAGGCGGCTCAATTAAATGAGAAAACTAAAAAGGTAATGGTCTATGCAAGTGTGCGAGGACTATCGTCCATACGCCTTATTAACGATTACAATTTTACAAATATTTCAACGAAAGAGTACCGCTATCAAGCGGTTTTTTCTGTTGTAACAAGACAATTCATGGAGGAATAATATGGCAGAAGCAAATACAAATAAAGCAACAAACGTTTCAACAAGCAGCCCTAAAGTCACAGGCGCTGTATATTACGCTCCGCTTGGAACTACACTACCAACAGACGCAAAGACTGCTTTAGATGCCGCTTTCAAAGGCGTTGGGTACATCTCTGAAGATGGTTTAACACGTTCACAATCACGAAGCTCTAATGACATTAAAGAATGGGGCGGTGGAGTAGTGGCAACTGTTCAAACAGAGTATAAAGAATCATTTAAATTCAAGATGATTGAAACGCTTAACGACATTGTACAGAAGGCTGTATACGGTGATAAAAATGTTGAAGGCAAGTTAGACGGAGCATCTACATCAATGACTGTTAAACATAATGCATTAGAACCAGTTGCTAACGCATGGGTAATCGATACAGTAATGCTGGATGGAACGCTATCTCGTATCGTTGTGCCTAATGCAAAGATTACAGAACTTGGTGACTTGGCATATAAGAAAGATACTGCTATCGGTTATGATGTAACACTTAGCGCTATGTTAGACGCTAACGGAAACACATCATACGATTACTATCAAGCGCCAACTGCATAGGAGGATTAAACAATGAAGGGTAAGACAAAAACAGGTTTTGAGATTGAAATTAAAGACAGCGCGTTAGATAACTGGGAATTAGTTGAATTATGGGGAGAGGCGGATAAAGGAAATGCCACCGCCCTTATCTCAGCTATGAAGACTTTACTAGGAGAAGATGGATATCACGCATTTAAAGAACATGTGCGCTCACTATCTAACGATGGTGTGGTACATGCTACGAAAATGAGAGAAGAGTTATCGAGTTTCATGTCTTCGATTAATAACGGAAAAAACTAATAGCCCTTGCCGAAATAGTTAATAAATATGGTGATGAGTTGACCTGCGATTTAGCAGAGACTTATCACCTTTTTAACTATAAGGACCTTTCACCAACAAAGGTGGCAGTTCTTGTATTCGGCTTAGGGGCAAAATCAAGAATATATAAGAAAATGCAAGGCATCCAAGAAATCTCTGACTATTTATTGCTTCCGAGCATACATGATCGCTTATCTGAGATTGAGTATTTTTTAATACGAAACAGCAATATGGAGATTCCGACCCCGACCAGATTGGTAGATCTAGTTTTAGGTCGTAAAGAAAAAATGGGTTCAAAAAAGGATACTTGCAAAACATATATGTCAGTAGATGACTTTAATAAGTCTAGATATGGAGGTGCATAATGGCGAGCGGAATTGAATTGGCGAGCGCCTATGTGCGACTTATTCCGACTACAGAAGGAATAGGGAATGCTATTTCTGAAGCTTTAGGAAAAGAAACACCAAAAGCAGGTGAAAGTGCTGGGAGAAATACAGGAAAATCATTCCTAGGCTCTTTTACAAATGCAATGAGTGGAATTAGCCAATCACTTAAACCTATCGGAGACGAGATGACTAAGAGTCTGACACTTCCAATTGCGGGGCTTGCAACTGCATCTATGGCAGCTTGGAAACAAGTTGATGATGGAATGGATACAGTCATCCAAAAAACTGGAGCAACAGGTGGTGCATTAAAAGATTTGCAAGATTCAGTTGAACTCATAGCAACTAGTACAGAGTTTTCATTTAAAGATGTTGGCACAGCCGTTGGAGAGATCAATACACGATTTGGTGCAACTGGCGGGACATTAAATAATCTATCAAATAGGTTTTTGCAGTTTGCAAAAATTAATGGCGTCGATGTTAATCAGTCGATAGATCAAGTGCAGAAAGCTATTTCTGCATTCGGGCTCTCTGTGGATGATACAGGCGCTTTTTTAGATACACTAAATAAAGTTGGCCAAGACACAGGCGTAAGCATGGATGTACTGGAATCTGGATTAATTTCAAATTCTACAGCATTACGTGGTATGGGCTTGAATGCTGCATCTTCTGCTACATTATTAGGAAATCTCGAAAAATCTGGCATTGATGTATCAACTGCAATGATGGGTCTTAAGAAGGTGCAAGCAAACGCAATGTCTGAAGGCGTCAGTATGCAAGATGCCTTTGTAAAAGCACTATCTTCTACAGATGGTGCAATTTCTGTATTTGGTGCAAAAGCCGGTCCTCAACTGTATGCCGCTTTCCAAAATGGAGCATTATCGGCAGATATGTTTACGGATTCTAGCGTATCATTGCAAGATGCATTAGGCTCTGTTGCAGATACTTATACAGCAACTTTAGACCCTGTTGACAATTTTAAAATTGCGTTGAATAACATACAGTTACTTGGATATAAAATCGCTGAAGCAGTCATGCCTGCTTTAAATGAAGTTATTGCCACATTCATTGATACCGTTGTTGGTTTAATAGATAAGTGGGAAGGATTAGACCCTGGTATGCAACAGTTTATTCTTGCTTCTGCTGGGGTTTTGGCTGCAGCAGGTCCTGTTATTTCTATTATTTCTGGCATTACGGGTTCAATTGGCAAATTATCTAGTGGAATATCGGTGTTATTAGGGCATCCTATTTTATTAGCAATTGGAGCAATTATTGCAGGATTAGTTTTGCTTTATCAGAATAACGAGGATTTTAGAAACTTCGTTAATGAAGCATGGAAGAACATCCAAAAAGTAGTTGGTGGTGTTATAGATGCGATTGCTGGCTTTTGGACTAACACACTCCAGCCTACCCTACAAGCAATAGGTGATTTTGCACAAAATACATTGTGGCCAATTATTCAGGTTATTTTTATGGCTGTTGGGGAAGTCGTTCAAGCAGTCTTTAGTTTAATTGCTGGCTCATGGCAAAATATTCTTTTGCCTGCCTTTATAGCAATCGGAACATTTCTTAGTAATGTGTTAATGCCAGTTTTTAGCACAGTGTTTAATGGAATTGTGACGGTTGTATCAGCAGTTTTTAGCGCTATTTCAGATTTTTGGAATAGTGTTTTAAAACCTGTTTTTACAGCAATTGGTGATGCGGCAGAATGGCTTATCGATGCTGTGAAAGGGCCATTATCAACAATTCAAGATACTTTCAAAAATGTCTTTGATGGAATCAAGTCATTCATATCTCCGATTGTTGATTGGTTAAAGGGAATCTTTGATTTTAATTGGAGCCTTCCACATATCGATTTGCCACACTTTAATATTTCAGGAGAATTTTCTCTAGTGCCACCAAAGGTCCCTCATCTTAGTGTTGATTGGTTTGACAGAGCCACAAAGAATCCGCGTATTTTAGATGGAGCAACCATTTTTGGCGCCAGTGGCAACAAACTGTTAGGCGGTGGCGAAACAGCAAAAGAAATCATTATGTCTGAAAACTATCTCAAGAATTTATTGACAGATGGAGACAACTCATTATCAAAACGCTCAATTACTATTAATCAAAACAACTATAGTCCTAAAGAACTGAGTCCTTTAGAAACGTATAGACAACTTAAGAGAGCATTACTGGAGACAATCTAAGATGAGAAATAAATATTTAATTATTGAAACTAATGGAAAAACATTAGACTTCAGAAATGATAATCGGTTTATTCTATGTGATCCAGTTGATGGATTGAATCCTGTTAGTGCTGAATATAGTTTATCTAAAGGTGCTAATTATGACGGAGAAAGAATGACAAGTGCTAGGTTATCGATAAGAACACTAACGCTAAGGATTAAAGTGCTAGAGCCTGTTGATAAAAATAGACATGATCTGCACTCTTTCTTTATGTCTAAAAAGAAAGTAAGGGTATATTACTATAGTCCTAGCTTGAACGCGTATATCGATGGATTTGTAGAAGGCGTAAGCGATCAACAGTTCTATAGAGATGACCTAATTATTATTTCGATTCGCTGTTTCTCTCCATATTTTATTGAAACTTCAAAATCCATAACATCGTACAATACGGTAAGTTATGGATTCCATTTTCCATTTAGTATTACTGTGCCAGTTCCATTCGGTAGTTTATCAAGTACAGACCACCAATCCGTTCTGAACAAAGGCACTGAAGGTGTTGGATGTACTATCCACATAAAAGCAATTGGTGGGGATGTGATTAATCCAATAATCTACAATCAGACAACCGACAAGAGAATGCATATCAAAGCAACAATCAACAGTAATGATGAACTCTTAATTAAAACGGCTGTCGGTGAAAAGAGCATCTTCTATATAGACGATGTAGCCTTAGATAAAACGAATATGATTGATAATCTTGATAGAAACAGCGATTGGATTATGTTGGTATCTGGAGATAATATCATCTATGTGAATGCTGAATCAGGAGTGAAGTATATGCAGGTAATTATCGAGAACGAAACATTATATAATGGAGTTTAATATGATTGTTAATATCACAGAAAATAATGGCTTAAAACTGTTAGGTATTGTTGATAATTACTCTAGTTTGATTTGGACAGAATCATTTAAATCAACGGGAGACTTTTCTTTAGAAGTTCCTTTATTAAAAACAACCTTTGAAATTTTAAAGGTCGGTAAGCAAATATATTTGGATAAAGATCTATCGCATCGCATGATTATTGAGAAGGTCCAAACTAAAGTGTCTTTAGATAAAGGATTGATTCTTATTGCAAGTGGTAGATGTGCAAAGTCGCTACTATCTAGAAGAATCATTTGGGAAGAAATCAGAAAAGAAAATCTAAATTTACTTCAAGCGATTGATTTAGTTATCTCTCAGAATATGAGGGGATTACCAATTACGTTTGATAAATCTAAACATGCATTTTTAGAAAAGTATAAAACCGATGGAACAATCAAAAGTGCTAGCATTTTAGATTGGCTAGAAGATTCTTTGAAAGAATTCAATTTGGGATATAACGTGTCTTTTGTTAATGGAAACTATCTACTTGAGATTAAAGAACCTAGGAACACGAATGTGTTCTTTTCTTTTGAACGTGGCAACATGATTTCAAATGACTACTATGATGATATTTCAAAGTACTCGAATGTGGCATTAATTCGTGGAGAAGATAGAGAAAACGCTCCAAGAGTCACCCAGAGTGTTGGGGATAAAACTGGTTGGGATAGGTTTGAAACATATATCGATGGTTCAAGTTATAGTTCTGAAATTGCGGGTAATAAGCTAAGCGAGCAACAGTATCAGAACATGCTAAAAACATATGCTATACGTGGATTAAAGGATATTAAAAGACAATATGATGTAGAAGTTGACTCTGGACTAGATAATCAATTTGATAAGTATTATTCCATAGGCGATATCGCTCACGTTAAATCTTTTGATGGAAATGATGTACAGGTTCTGGTTTCATCAACAACACTATCTGATTCAGTAGATGGGCGTACAATTTTGCCAACAATGGAGGTGGTAGACAATGGCATATAGATCAGGTTTCTTTAATGCAAAACAAAACACAGACGGATCATACGATAGAACATATGACGCAAATGATATTTCAAATTATTTAGGCGGATTAATCAGTGATGGTGTAGTACAGTCATCAGCAGATGCTCTGCAGGTCGGCGTTGAACAAGCATCGATGCAGGTTCAAATCAGACCAGGTAGGGCATTTTTAAATAATCGATGGTTTACTGCGGATTCTGTAATAGCGCTACCGTTAACACAAGCACATGGAACGTTATCTAGAATAACTGCAGTTGCACTACACTTTGATGAAACAAATAGAGAAGTTGTTCCGGTGTGCATCGATGGAACATTAGCAAGTTCACCAGTTCCACCGACACTCGATAAAACGTATCTATTACTTGGACTGGTAAAAGTTCCAGCAAATCCGAGTAATTTATCAAAAATCACTGTAAGTGACTCAAGAAATTTTGTACATGCGTTGGTTAATTACGATTTTAATCAAGAAGTTTTGCAAAAGGAATATATTCAAACTTTTAATGCATGGTTTGACGAAATCAAAGGGCAATTAGGTACGGACCTAGCAGGTAATTTACAAAATCAAATCAACGCACTTAAGGGTGAGCAATCGCGACTCTTGCAAAGAGTTTATCCAATCGGATCATTTTACGTGACCGAATCAACAGCGAATCCAGCTACGTTATTTGGATTTGGAAAATGGGAAAAGATTGAGGATAAATTCTTAATTGGTGCAGGGAAAAACACGCCTATCAAATCATCAGGTGGCAGTAAAACGCACAGCCACGGAAATGAAAACGGTAGAAATGGCAACTTGGCTGCGGCAATCGGCGCGGTTAATGGAAACACTAACGCTATCGGTTATAAAGCCGCAAATGATACGGATTTAAACGCTCTGGGCAATGCAACATTTGTTGTCTCTGGAGCAGGGCAGGGTTTTACTGGCTGGAACCACTTTACCGCTGTTGTTGGCCAAACGGCAGAGGCTAGCACACTGCCTCCTTACTATGCAGTAAATATTTGGCGAAGAATAGCTTAATTGAAAGGAGGATGCAAGCATGGAGATTAAGTTAAATGATGGAAGAAACTTTGGAATCACTTCTTATCAGAAGAATAGCTTCGAACTAATGATTCCGCTTAACAAGATCTATGAAACGGCAGTTCTAATGAGTCAGAACAATGTTTCAAGTTCTAAAATCGTTGATTCTAACATAGGGAAAGAAACTATCCTTTATCAATTCAAAGCAGTAAAGCCGTTGGGGTTTGAAGCTAAGATTGTTGATAATAACAATATTACTATTAGATTTTCTTTTGAAGAAGTTTCTGAAACAGAACTGGAATTGGCTAAACAGAAAGCGGAAGCAGAAGCAGTATCACACTTTATTGCGTTAGGTCTGCAGAACGCTGAAATCAAAGATGTTATCATGTGGGCGAAGTTCCTAGATGACTGGAATGCGTTCAAATTTCCATATAAAAAGGGAGAGCGATTCAAGTTCAAAGGAAATCCATACGAGGTTGTCGAAGCAGTCACATCAAGCGAATACAATACTCCAGATAAAGACAGTAAGCATTACAAACTGTTAAAAGCAAGCGATAACAGTCAAGATAAGCCAAAAGTCGATATAAAGCCGTGGGACGAAAAACATACATATAACAAAGGCGATTTAGCAATCGCACGCGGTATCGTGTTTGTTTCAAAAATCGACAATAACAAATTCAACGAACCTGGGTTCGGAACGGCCTGGGATTATTACAAAGAAAATTAAATGTTGCTATTAAGGCGCTCGAAAGAGTGCCTTTTTAGATAGAAAGAGGTGGAAAAAATGGCATTACAAGGAATTGACGTTGCGAGCTGGCAGCAAAGCCTAGACTTGCGACAAATTAGTTACGACTTCGTAGTTGTAAAGGCGACGGAGGGAACTGGCTATATTAACCCATGCTGCGACACACACGTGCAGCAGGCAATCGAGATGGGTAAATTATTCGGCGTTTATCATTACGCAAACGGAGGCGATCCAATCGCGGAAAGTAATTTCTTCTTGCAGAACATTCAAGGATATATCCGTAAAGGAATTTTAGTGCTTGATTTTGAATCAGGCGATAATGCAGCTTGGAACGCTAACCCTAACGGATGGGTGAAAACATGGTGTGATAACGTTTATAACCAAACAGGTGTAAGACCACTGGTGTATATCCAAGCAAGTGCTTTAGATAAAGTCAGTGGTATTGGCGATTATGGATTATGGGTAGCACAATATGCATCATATGAGCCTACATATTATCAGGACACACCGTGGAATGAAGGTGCTTATGATTGTGCAATGAGACAATATGCAGGCAGTAATGGTCGTGTTTATGGATATGATGGCGGAGTTGATTTAGATAAGTTCTATGGCGACGCAGAGGCGTGGATGAAGTACGCGAACCCAGGAGGCGAGTATATCGCACCACAGCCACAGGTACAAATATACGCACAACCTGTAGCCCAGACTGATGGCACAACATATATCGTACAGGCAGGCGATACATTGAGTGGAATTGCAAGCATGTATGGAACTACATATCAGCATTTAGCGGAAATCAATGGTATCGCAAACCCTAACTTGATTCATGTAGGGCAGGAAATTCGCATTGATGGTACTGCACCTACAACAAGTACTGAATACTACACAATCCAAAGTGGAGATACATTATCTGGTATTGCAGCTAAGTTCGGAACAACGTGGCAGTGGTTAGCAGAGGTGAATGGTATTAGTGAACCTAATCTGATTTATCCTGGTAACACAATTCGTGTTAGATAAGCGGTGACTTTATGCAAGAAGGAATCAATCCAGTATATCTTAGTCTGCTAGTATCTCTCGGTGGTCTAGTCGCAACAATATGGAGTGTTAATGCAACAATCCATAAGGGCAACAAAGATCAGGCCAAAGAACTTGCTGAAGAACTTGGAAAGATGAATGCGAATATCGCATACGTAAAAGAAGGTATCACAGATTTAAAAGCCACAACCAGAGATGTGAGCAATCGTGTCATGTCTCTGGAAAATCGCTTAGCGCAGACAGAAACATCTGTAATATTTCTGAGCGATAGAATCAAACAAATTGAAGAAAGAAGGGAAAGGTAATTAAAATGAAAGATAAAAACTATTGGAGTAAGTGGTTCAAGGCAGCCGGCATTCGTGCCTTAAAAACATTCGCACAAACATTATCTGCAACAATTTCTACTGCAGTTGTACTCGGTGATGTGAATTGGAAAACAGCGTTATCTGCTGCTACTTTGGCAGGATTGCTATCTCTAATCATGTCCTTTGCAACAGGTTTACCAGAAGTTAAGTTTGAAGATATTACAGAAGAAGATTTGAAGTAATTAAAAGCCTACTCTCATTGCGAGGGTAGGCTGTTTTTTTATATTGGCAGAGTTTGCAATGCATATACATTATTATATATTTTAGCAATCTTATTATTACCATCAGACGTATTTATATCAAAGTTAGAATTTATGTTATCTTTATCCCACAGACCTATATTAGCCAGTATTTGATTGACTTGTAATAAGATTGCATCTTTGACAGCACTTTTATCTCTACTTAATCCGTTCGCTGCTTGCAGCATTAACTTAGATTGTTCTAGTGCAATTTTCATTTCTTCTAAAGGGAACTTATACTTATCATCGTTTGATAGGTAGTACAGAGAAATCATTTTATTGTCTTTTACCTTAAGTTTAAATGCTGTGTTATAGTATATAACTCGCAAAATATTGCACTTACCGAAATTATTATCTTTACAGAATTTTTTTAATTCCTCACCTATTAAGAAATTTTTATCTTGAAGTAAGTTGAGCGTTTTGTTAACGGTTGATTGAGATGTACCTAATAATTGAGCCATCATCTGAACTGTCATAACAGGAACGCCATTGTGATACAAACGTTTGAATGGAAGTACTAATTTTTGAGGATTGGAAATCTGTTCCTGCATTTCGTTAAATTTATTGATGTAAGCCATTTTGAAATCATTGTAACCTTGAATGTTGAACATGTAGAGGGTAAAACCATCTTTTGTCAGGAGGTACTCTTTGTACTTTCTTTTCTGCCCTGAAACCTCATAATCGTGAGGTATTATCAGAGAAGCCACATTTGGCTTTTCTAAAATCTGTTCTAAAGTTCTAATTACTTTTGAGTGTTCTTTGTTTAATTCTTTCGCAATAATACGGCTTGATACTACCACTTGATTGTTAAAAATTTGTAAATTATTCATAATGTTTCCTTTCTTTAATTGTAGGAAACAGAGCACTCATGCTATACTATAAATGCCCTGTCAGGGTATAAGGTTGCTAACTTTCTTGTCGGGAAGAGCAATCTTTATTTTTTGGCTTTTTCTCTGTTTGGTCTATCTTTTTCGATTAAGTCGAGTACATAATCTGTAACCGTCTTATCTATGTTGAGAGCATGCTGTTTTAATTCTTTGTGCAATTCGTCGCTGATGTTTACTGTTAGTCTCTTCATAGTTATATCCTTTCTGTATAGCAGTTACATAATAAACTATATTACTATGTAAGTCAAGCCTACTCTCTTAAATGAGGGTAGGCTCGTTTTTTTGTGGCACCCAGTTTGGCACCTTTCTATTATAAATACATAAAAAATCATAAACACAGACAATCATAAATCGCTAAAAATAGATGATATTACCACTTGTTATTAACCGTTATATATATGTCATTGATTCCCGTTGCTCGCTCTTAAAATGAAAATGTTGAAGAAGCATATTGCTATAACATATACTATAGATAACTTGCATCATTTTCCTTTATCTTTGGTAAACTTTTATAATTGGGAAACTTTATAAAAGGACATATATTTTATGAAACTAAGTGATTTCTTTGAGAAATATGTAAGAGTGTTTACTTGTAATGATTTAATCATTATCGGGGAAGTCATAGACTACTATCCTGCTGTTGGCACTGAGTCTGGTGAAGATGAAATTGATATTTTCCCAGATGGGATTAATCATATTATTCGTTTGAAAGAAAGTGAGATTGTAGCAATTGAGGAGATATTCGTAGACTCAAACTGATAGTACTCATTGGAATTATGGCAACGGAATGCTATCGCAAAACTGTGTTATGGTTGCGTTAATAAGGAATATACAGTAATATCTATGAGTCTTTTATAGAAAACTGATTATACTGGTCGGGAATACAAAAGCTCGATCAGTTTTTCTTTGATGAGACTAAGAAGCAGAGGAGATTT